TATTACCTATTCCAACTCTGTTATTAACAGAATCAAAAAACAACAAGCCACTATCAAAGTTGACGTTAGCTGTACCGCTAATAGCGTCGCCAAGACTACCTATATCTCTACTTGCAGGCATTCGTCACCTTTTTCTTTTATTTATTATGGTTAGCCTATTAGGAAGCTGTTAAAAATATTATGGTGAATTCGAGTTTCATTGTTTCCCTCTTAACAAGCCATTAGAACACACGGCACACAATAAGAACCATCAGGATATGTGCAAGTGACATGGCTAGATGTGACCTTGGCAACCGTCTTGGATCGGCGAATGTCATCGTCTTGCGGTTTGGCTGTGCCATTACCAGCAGACATCAACAGGTCGCCCCTTTGCACTACAACGCCTTGAGCAATGCGGATAATCATGTCGCCCGTCATTGCGATGTTCATGTCGTAGGAGTTTGCCACGTCGTCGTTGTCCCAATTTACGAACACGCCCGCGACGTTGGGATCAGCCTCAACATCAGAAACCTTCATTTTGTTGAGTTGTTCATTCGGTAGCGGGTTGCCTTCAGCGTCAAGCCATTCACACATTTCATCAAGGTTTGAAAGCACCGTACCCTTCAGCAAAACAGGATCACGCGCTCCATTCAGAAGCTGCGACCACCGGGCAAGATGCCCACCGTTGAAAGAAACGGTTGTACCGGAAACAGAAATGGACCCCTCACCTGTCCCACTTTCATGAAAACTGACAAGCGATCCGTCGCTATTTCGGCCAACATACATGGGTATATTGTCGGAGCGACTGATAAACAAAGAAGTGCCATCAGCAGCTTTCTCAATGCCAAACCCGGTACTTGTATTTCCCACACCCAAAATGGCAGATATTGCCCCCACCATGAAGCTGCCGCCGCTGTCGATGCGCGCGCGTTCGGTGTTGTTGGTTGAAAATGCCTGATACCCAGCGTCGCGCACATTGATGACATAACCGCCGCCGCTATCCAGACCAGTGTAAACGCCAGTAGTGTTTACTGACGAACCAAAATAACTCAAACTAGCAAAGTTGCTACCACGAACGCCAATGGCACTATGGACAGATAATTTTTCTGACGGCGAACTCGTCCCAATCCCCACGTTGCCAGCGGCTTCAATACGCATACGTTCGGTGCTGTTGGTCGTAAACAACATCGGCGTATTTGATTCATTATGCAAATAATACGCACTTACATTAGTGCCAATAAACCATGATGACCCGGCAGTTGCTGTATTTCTAATCTGAGAATCTGTCCCCCCAGCAACATGAAGTTTTGAACTAGGCGAACTCGTCCCAATCCCCACGTTGCCATTTCCAGAAATTCGCATACGTTCTGCTCTACTAATTGAATTAGTAGAAGTAGTCATAATCTGCAGGTAAGTTGGCTGACTTGTAGCGTTTGCAGCGCCCTCTGACATCAAATTAATAGCTATAGTATTGTTAAACGTGTTACCATCGCTAGTTGAAGCGCCGATTACATAACCTAACCTGGTATCAGTGGTAACAGCTAGAGGTGAAGCTTTTGTTCCCAGGGATTTTTTCATGATTAACCCCGGATCTGCACCATACCCTATAGCACCATAAACTGGTGAATAAGTACTATTTGAAGCGGTGAGGTAGATAGTAGGGTTAGTCGATTTATCCGAGACGGTGATTGGATTTTCTGGAGCTGAGTTACCAACACCCACGTTGCCATTGGATACAAAGTAAGCTGCTGTGCCAACTGTGAACGTGTTGGTAGAAGATGTTAGGTTTGCAGAAGTTAGAGCGCCCCCAATAATAACATTACCTGAAACGTTAGCAGTACCTGTTACTTGTAATTTAGCATCTGGAGCTGTATTAGCAATCCCCACGTTGCCAGACGTATCCAGGCGCATCCGCTCGGATCCACCTGTGTAAAACGCCATGGGGTAGTATGTGCCAGTTCCAGTTATTCCAGAAGTTAAACGCACATCTGACGTATCTGAACCAGCTCTAAGTTGTGCAAAAGATGCGTTGCCTGGGTCTGGCCCTCCAAAAGCATTAAAGGCACTGCTGAATCCCGTTGCATTTGGGATGGTGCCAACTGAGGTACCGCTGCCTGCGGTTGTTGTTTGGAAGAAGACGCGATTACTTTGTGTAGCGTTACTAAAGTCACCCGTAATGCGCTGCGCCGTGCTGCTAAAGGCAAGATTACCAGAGGCAATATCTAGTTTAGCGGTTGGCGAACTCGTGCCAATTCCAACTCTGTTATTAACAGAATCAACAAACAACCCATCACTATCAAAGTTGACGTTAGCGGTAGCAGTAGTACCTAGTGTATCTGCTAAATTTCCAAGACTTCTTGCTACTGTACCGCTCATCTCTCATATGCCTTTTTATTGTATTTATTCATACATAATGTTAACAGAGCCAGCATCGAACGCATCGGTACCATTGACTGTTGTTAGGCGGAGGCGGTCGAGAACACCGGCAAGAGCTGGAGAAGAACCACCAAAGTAGTTGATATTATTGGCTGTGTTTGCCGCAAGTGTACCTGATGCAACCCAAGTATTACCTGTTATATTAGTAATAGTACAAGCCCCTGCGTAAATTGCAGCTGAGTTTTTTACACCAGTCAGAATAAGACCTATTGTTGAAATAGCCGGTGAAATAGCAGCAGGAGCAGTCTGAACACCTTGTGAGTTATAACCAGTTGTGGTTATTGAACCAGATCCCAACTGCACCAAGATGTTACTAGAACCGTTTGTACTAACACCGCTGAGCATTACCGTTACACGTCGAGCCCAAGATGGAATACTCGTAAAGTCTATAGATGTACCGTTAGCTGTTTGAGCCGTATCCAGCACCAATGGTCTAATAGTACCTGTACCATCTGTAACAGTACCGCTAGTTGTTACATTACCAGTAATATTAGCAGTACCTGTAACAGTCAGATTCGCACTGATATTAAGAGGGCCACTCATTGTATCACCAGACTTACGAACCGAGTCTTGATACGACGTGGCAGCGAAACCAACAACTTCAATCACATCACTAACAGCAGCACCTACAGCAAGCACGACAGCAGAACCAGACGATACGTTTACGTCATCAACATTGCTGAGCTTGGAACCATTCTGGTATACATCAATCTGACCAGCTGTATATCCACCGGTGATTGTGAATGATGTTTGATTAGCAGTGGCTGTGAAGCTCTGTCTTACTGGAGTTGTTACTCCCCCACCTGCAGCGAAGTAGTTAATACCAACAACATCAATTGTAGCACCAAGTGCAGCATTGGATGTTAGAGTAATTGTAGAACCAGAAGATGTATTTACATCAGTACCATTGACTAGCTTGGAGCCGTTGTAGTAAGCATCCAGTTGACCTGTAATGTAACCACCGGTTACTGTGAAATTATTATTGACTGTAGAGTTGGCTATAAATGTCTGGCGAACAGCAGTGGATGTCTGCGCAGATACAAGAGGAGTTGTATAACCCTTTACCTCAACCAGTGAGCCATTTGGTACCGGTATCGTTAAGTCAACTGTTGATCCAGTTGATAGATTGACGTCAACACCATTGACCATCTTGATGCCGTCAATAAACACATCAGCAAGACCAGGAACGTATCCTCCTGTTACAGTGAACGATGACTGGTTAGATGTAGCTGTAAACTGCTGATACAGAACCTGAGCTGTATTTGAGATAATAAACGATGGACCAATACCAACTACTTCAATTAGTGCATTGTTAACAGCACCGGTCGCCAGGACTACTGTTGTACCGTCAGATACGTTAATTTCAGAACCATTACGAAGTTTTACTCCATTATAATAAACATCAACTTGTCCTGCAACATAACCACCTGTTACGGTGAACGTTGTTTGGTTGTTGGATGCTGTGAACTGCTCTCTTACCGAAGAATAAGCAGCCATTAATGAAGTCCAGGTAGTATTAGCCACAGCTTCAATGGTACGAGTATTGGAGTTGTAGCGAATCATACCATTGGCAGTAGCTGGTCTTTGTGCTGTTGTACCACCTGGTAGTAGAACAGCATCGGTACCTGTAATGTGTAACTTTACAGTCGGCGCTGTGTTACCAATACCAACATTACCATTAGCAACAAAATGTGAATTACCAATAGCGACAACTGTTGTATTGACTACGAAAAATCGCGAAGTTGAATTACCAACAGAAATACTTGTCAGGTTTCCGCCAATTTCAAAAATGGAAGTAGCATTAGCCGAGAACAGAATGCCATCGGTTGTGTTGATAGCAAGCTCTCCTGAAGACACTGTAAGTGTCGTCGGGCGAGTACCACTTACTGCATTTCTTCTTAGTTGGAAAACCGTGTTAGCCATTAGCTCCAGTCATCTTTCTTTGGTGTATTCTTATTTACAGTTTTTTTGTCAGACTGCTGTAGCTTTTCATATTCGCTTTTCAACTGCTCATACTCCAGAAGTAACTTTTGATAACCATCATTGACAAGATTATAGTTTTTCAAATGTTCTTCGTAGTTTTCTTCAATCTTGTCGCACTTTTCTTTTAAATCACTAAGCGACAAAATCTCATCTCTGTATCTAGCATGCTCTTCGCGGAACGTATCACGCTGAATAGTTGTTGCCTCAAGACCAGCAAGAAGCTGAGTTATTTGAGAATTCTGATCCTCTAAGTTTCCTCTTAGTCCAGAAATCTCAAAATCTTTAACAGCTACTGCTTCTTTCAGGATTGAGATTTTGGACTCAGCTTCTAAACATCTTCTTACGACATCAATCAGAAATGTTTCTTGACATTTTAAGTAAGAAATTTGATAATTATCATCAGACATAACGAAATCCTCCAGATTTAGAAGGAACCTCCATCAAGAGATCCATATACTATAGTTGTACCGTTTGATTGTAGAACTTGACCATCAGTACCAACGGTCATTTTTCTGAAGCTAGTCGTACCGTTTGCAACGAGCAAGTCCCCTACCGCATAGCTAGTAGTACCAGTGCCACCAACATTAGCAGCCAGAGTACCAGTAGATATGTTGGTTGCATTAGTGTAATACGAAGCTAACTGACCATTCAAATATGTGGTATTGTTTGCCGCGCCGCTATAGCTGGTTGAGTTGATAGTGACACCAGAAAGTGAGATCTGACCAGCTGTAATGTTTGTGTTTACAGTAGAGTTACCAACGAATTGAGATGTTGTGTTGATGTAAACGTTCGCACCAGAGTATACAGTCGTGAAGTTAGTATTGGTACCAGTGAAGTTGATATTACCAGCAACAGTGTAATTACCAGAAGTGTTTACAACAGCTGCACTTAGACGAGCATCTGGTAACGTGCCAGATGATAGGTTCGTAGCGTTGGTGTAAATCGCCTGCCCATCAACAAAGAAACCAGTTGTATTGGAAACAACGTTGGAGGTTGTATTACCTATGGCTAGTGACGAACCATTTAGAGTGGCGGTATTACCAGCATTGATAGTGATAGAGGAGTTTGAAGTTGCAACGTTGACTGTAGAGTTGCCAACAACCAGATTAGCATGGTACGTATGTGCACCGGTGATGGTGAATGCGGCAGAAGTATTAACCACATTAGCGCCAAGCTGCGCCATCGGTAGAGTACCGGTCGTGATGTTTGTGGCGTTAGTATAAAATGCTGCTGTTTGACCATTTAGGTTATTGGCGTTGTTTGCAGTTCCCTGGTAGATTGTAGAGTTAACTGTTACTCCAGAGATAGAGATTTGACCAGCAGAAACAACAGCATTTATGGTTGCGTTACCGACAAACAAAGAGTTGCTTGTTAGATTGACATTGGCACCAACGTTAACGTTGGCGAAATTAACATTCGCCGCAGTAAAGTTAATGTTACCACCAACGGTAAAGTTAGCAGATGTGTTAACGTAAACAGAAGCAGCTGCACCAGCCAGGTTGTTAGCGTTGTTTGCTGTTCCTGAATAGTTCGTAGCATTGATTGTAGCGCCAGATAGCGAGACCTGACCAGCTGTGATCTCTGTATAAATGGTAGCGTTACCGACATCAACCATAGTAGTGTTGATAGTAACATTAGCACCAACAAAGAAACCAGAATTGAAGTAGTTGTTTGTGCCTTGTAGCACAACGTTACCACCAAGAGTAAAGTTACCAGATGTATTAACAACAGCGCTGCTTAGTCTTGCATCAGGTAGAGTACCAGTTGTAATGTTGGTAGCATTTGTATAGTAAGAAGGCAGCTGCCCGCCTAGATTGTTTGCGTTATTTGCAGTGCCAGAGAAGTTAGTTGTATTGACAGTTCCGTAAGTTGTTGTATTGCCAATGTAAATAATATTGGCTTGGAACCCAGCGATATTGAATGAATTGTTTGTCTGGTCAATAAAGACACTGGTATCAGGCTCAGGCAAATAACCATCAAACACTTTCCAAACACCACTGACGTGATCTCTGAAGAAACCAGTATGTTGGTAGGTGCCGTCATTGTATCCAGCAGCGAAACCAATATCAGGATTAGATTCAGACTGACCTCTAGCAGTACCACCAGAAACATAAACATCGATGTTGGTATTAGAAACTCTGAAGATAGTTGAGTTTGCGAATGTGATATTGTTATAAGTGCCATTGTAAGAATTAGGGTTTACATTAGCTACAATGGCATCAAAACCAGCTTGGTAATTGTTGTTTGCCGTGAAGGTAACAACAGAACCATTTCCACTTACATTAGTGATAGTAGCCAAAATACCCTGGTTCAAGAACAACATGTTATCGGTGAAAGCTACTGTATTACCGCTAACAACGTTATAGGAACCACTTACCGACAAGTTACCAGTAACCGTTAACGAACCACCAATGCTTGTGTTACCAAGAGTTGACAGCGTTCCAGTGTTTACAGCAGTTGAGTTGATTGTAGTGAAAACGCTAGTGTTACCGACAGTGATCTGGGTTGTATTGGCAATAACATTTGCGCCAACATTTACTGCAGTAGTAACGTTTACGTTCGTGAACTGATTGTTTGAACCAGTGAAATTGATATTACCAGATACAGTGTAGTTACCAGAAGTGTTTACGTAAGCAGAAGCAGCAGCGCCACCTAGATTATTAGCATTGTTTGCAGTTCCGGTGTAGATCGTTGAGTTAATCGTAGCACCAGAAATAGCAATCTGACCACCAGTCATATTAGTATTGACTGTAGCGTTACCTACAAAATGCGATGTGGTATTGACAGTTGCATTCGCGCCGACAGCAATGCTTTGACTGAAGAAATTGTTCGCGCCAGTAAGGTTAAGGTTACCACCGACGGTGAAGTTACCAGAAGTGTTTACATAAACAGATGCCGCTGCACCACCGAGGTTGTTAGCGTTGTTAGCTGTGCCAGAATAGTTCGTCGTATTTACAGTACCGGAACCGATACCGACTGTGTTTGTTGTCTTGTCGAAAGTAAAGCCAGCTGCAGCGTTTAGATTTCCGCTGTCATTAAACTGAATTTGTGTATTAGAACCTGAAACACCAGGAGGCAATGTCTGCCAGAAAAGCGATGATCCATTTGATGTCAGCAACTGACCATTTGAACCAAAACCACCATTTGCATAGATTTGTGTAGGAACAAGATTGGCAACAATAATTTGGTTAATTGCACTGGTTGAGTTCGCAACTAAAGCTTGGTTGGCAGTAAGAACACCTGGAGTTCTTTGTCCAGCAATGGCAACAACACTGCCATTAGGGCTACCAAGGAATAATACATCACCATTTGATGTATACGCAAGCTCACCATTGGCTAACCCAGTAGGATTCGCATTAGTCGTACTACGTTTAATCTGAATCTGATTAGCCATTAAAAGCTACCCCCATCTAGGTCCATTTGTTTTACAACATATTTATTGTTTGCTGTATTATACACCAGAGTGCTGTTATTCGCTGGAGGATTGGTTGACAAAACTACGTCAGAGATTGTAGCAATTGTTAAGTTGGCAACTGCATTAGCGGCATACGCTACAGCATTCGCGTAAGTCGTAGCATCATTAGCTAACATAACAGCTGTATTGGAATAACTGCTGATATCTGAAATTGCCGCTGTCACAACAACTGGAACGGTTGCTGGAGCAATCAACAACGAACCGTTTTGATTTACAACTTTTACCTTGTATTGGTTACTTATAATAGATTTTATGGTGTAAGACATTTTACCTGGTCACTTGTGGTGTAACAGTAACGATTCCTTCAACAATACGAGAACGAATGCCTGAAGCATCTTCGACCTCGACATCATAAACATAACGCCCAGCTGTAATGTTGCTGGTGGTAGCTGCATTCATTGATAAACTGACGCCTCCATTACTGGAAAGACTAACCGAAAATACAAAAGAATTAGAAGAAGAATAAGACTTTCTCATTTGAGAGTTAGCACTATAAGAAGTGAAATTGATAGGTTCGTCTAAGTTGTCGTGGATAATATACGTTGTATTGAACGTAGTTCCTTGATCAATAACTATGTTTACTTTATTGGCCATTTAACTTTCTCACACTATTGATGTTCGAACAAATCTGACAACGACATTTGCTGATGTTGGTGTCAGCTGCAGTGCAATGTTACCACCATTGATGATTGCGTCAAACAGACCCATCTGGGAAGAGTTAAAGATCGTGCCATACTCTGTTAGATACGGTGTTGATCCATCGTGTACCAGTAGTATCTTGGTCAGTTGGAAGCGTGCAGGTGTCGTTGTTGCGTCAGAAAGCTGCACTGTGTACTCGTATGAACGATAGAGAGACGCCGACACAGTATCGACGTTTGCAGCAACACTGCTGTTATTGAACGTATAGTTATTAGCAAACTGATGGGCAACTGAGTTGATTAGTATTGTACCTGCTGTAGCAACATTGGACGAAAGAGTCGTCACCCCAGCTACTGTTAAAGTATTAGAAAGTGTGGCATTTCCAGTAACAGTAATAGTATTACTGAATGAGGAGTTTCCAGTTACGGCGATTGTATTAGAAACACTAATAGCTGCATTAACTGAAACAGTTGTGGCGTTTACAGTCATCTTCTGAGCACCGGCAGCAGCAAAGGCAAGAGTTGCTGTTGCTGATCTGAATAATCCAGTGTCTGTATTACCAGAGAAAGTAATCGAAGGCGCGCCAACTGAACCGGCAGGAACGAATGCTATATTTGATATTATTACATTATTTGAGTTTGTATTCGATACGAAGGATTGATTCCAGTAATCAGTTGTATTACCCAAATTGAATGTGTTATTTGAAGAAGGAAGTAGATTGTTTGCGAAGCTAGTTGTACCAGTAACAATAAGATTTATTGTATTTACTGTTGTACCAATAAAATTGTTTGAAAACACCGATGCAAAACGATTAGTGGTGTTGCCTAAATTGAAAAAGTTATTGGAACCAGGTATGATATCCCCGCCAGTTGTGCCAGCATACGCTAGGTTACCACCAATTGAAACGCTACCCTCAATTCTTAAATCGCCGGCAATATTACTTGTTACTGCGCCTCTAACATTGAGTTGGTTAACGTTAGCAATACCGCCCACGATTATTGAGTTTGAGAAATTCGTATTACTTACGAAAACTGTATTGGTCGTATTAGCAAGAAGTGTAGTAACTGTACTATTACCAGTTATCGTAAAGGAAGCAAAAGTTGCGTTAGCTTTTAGTGTTGTATTGCCAGTGATAGTGACTACAGAGTTGGCATTCAGGGACGTGGAGGTAACATTGGTCGTGGAAGCATTGATGTTAAGAAAACTTCCACCAAAAACAATGTTACCTCCAGTAGCAACTACAGAAAATAAGTTTGTTACTGATGTTACGCTAGAAGTTACCGAGTTAACAGCAAAAGTTACTAAACTAGAACCAGTATATGTGAAGGCTGTATTAGTTAAAAGGTTTAATGTGTTACCACCAGCCAGTGATCCACCAGCAATACCAGTGTAAGCAACTAAAGTGTTTGCACCAAAGTAACCATTGACGTAACCATTACCACTAGAAATCGATCCACCACCAGTAGCATCAACAGTTACTGCGTTTTGTGAAGCAATGGATGTGAGTGTGTTTGTCTTGGTAAGCCAAGAACCAAAAGTATCTGTCGTTAAAACATTGGCTACGGTAATAGTCATATGTTACTTCTGCCCTATCAGTTGTCTCAGCAGAGACTTTATCTCTTCGATATCGGTTTTCATTTGCTCGTTTTCTTCAACGAGCTTTTTCAGCTTCATTTTTTCTTCACGTTCTTCTTTGTATTTATTCAACTCTTTTACATTCGTATTCAGTATCGCACTGCTCTGTTTTTGCCTCACTAAATCTTTATTGTTTTTTACTTTTAGAACCTCACTCATATCAAACCTGCAGAGCCAAACATCTCATGTCTGACATTCTTGGAACAATATGATAATTATTTGAGACGAGAACGATTTTGATGGAGAAAGTTTTGAACGTATCAAATACAGCATCACCAGCGGTGATGTATCGAGAGATACCGCTGCTGGCTGCGTACTTGAAAACGCCAGACTGAGACTGTAGCCCTGGAATTTTACCAACTGCAGCGTTGGAAGAAGTGATGGAAAGATTCGAGGAAACAGTCAGTAATGACGAGTTAGTAACAGCAACAATTTTCCTTACGTTGATTTTGCCAGTTGTGTTATCAGTTACATAGATGAACTCTCCAGCACTAAACGCTGATGAAGAACTAACGTTTACAGTCGCTGAGGTTGTATTGACTGTAGCTGAGTTCGCGATTATCTCCAAAGAGGTAGGTAGTTCGTAAATCAACTCAACAAAATCTTCAGTGTTAACAAGACTACTTACCAGAGCAGAGCTTGTTGTTTCTACCATAGCCGACCAATCTTTTGATTGTAATGCATCGCTGTCAGCACCTGATAAAACTTTTCCATAAACTTTCAGATCAGTTCCTGCAGGTCTGTATGCACTCAAGTAACATACCAAATCTTCAGCATCTTGTTGTTCAGCAAGAACAACGTTTTTGGAAATATAACGTGTCGCGCTCGAGTAACTATTTCCAATTTCATCAAAAGATGTTATCGACGAGATAGTTGTATTTACAGCAAGATTAGCATTGTAGATGGTTGTGTTTGCGATACCAAACTCAGCGACTGATGATGCATTCGAGGAGGAAACATTAGTGATATACAACACAGATGAGTTGCTGAAGAAAACTGTTCCTGAAGCTGTAACAGTCGAATTAGCCTGCTGAACTGTATCTCCTATCACGAAGTCACCATTGGCGTTGCTGTAAGTTGTAATGTATCCTTCAAGAGTATTTTCAGGATAAACCAGGTTGTGTGTTGTTGTTACCGAACTTCTAATTGTGTCGATGTAAGGACTAATCTTAGAGTTGGCTGATAGTAGAGTAGCAGTAACAGTCAAAGAGCTGTTTCCAACACCAGCAGTTGGTGGGTCGGCATACTCATTACTTCTTGACATGATTACTCGAGTCTTATCAATAAACTCATAAGGAATTTCATTTGCGATGGAGTAGCTTGAAGAGTCACTTGTTCTGCTACTATCGTTTGCTGTTCCTGAGAAAGACCAAGACGTAAATGTGAAATTCGGTTCGATGTCTGGAATGGTACAAGTAATACCTTCATACATAATATCAAAAACATCAGTGATAACAGCTGACGCGCCTGACGTTCTTCCTATCACCAGAGCTCCCTGAGAATTGGCGAAATTCGAAGTTGCGTTAGATGACACAGATGACATTGTCAAAAACATATTGTCGCCACCAGTAATACTGCTGAAGTTACCTGTCAGGTTAGCATCACTTTTTACTCTACCGATGATAGCTGCAGAGTCTGTGAACAGCACATTACCAGCAAGAGTAAGTGTTCTGTTCGTTGCATCGGCTGCAGTTATCTGAAGAATTTGTATGTTTGCGCCTGTATTCTTACCAACGTAGATAAAGTTATTCACAGTGAAATCAGTTGTGTATGTAGTGTTCGCATCAGGAACAGTGATTATGTTACAAGCTGAGGTTGTCGAAACATTACTATACACAACTGATGGAGCGCCATTAGATAACGTGTTAGATGTTGCACTTCTTAGTGTGTTTGCTGTATTAAAAACACCATAAGTGTTACTTAACAAAACTTTGGTAGTATTGGCAAAATAAACAGTGCCTTTACCTGTAGCCTGATCGATGTTAGCTGTTGATGTTCCTGCTGGCTGAAACAGCTGTTCACCCAATGTAAATGTATTATTTATTGTTAGTGAAGCGATATGCATATAGTTATTTGATACTACAAGCTTCTCTTGCTTCAGATAGTCACCGATCTTGTTTGTAACAACAAGATGATCGACATTATCATTTTTGAAAACAGCTGTTGCTGATGAAGATGTGAAGTTTGCAACATAGGCAACGTACTTCATGCTTTCGTTTTGAATTGGTGTAAAATTCAAATCGTTAGATGAAATAAACAATGATCCAAGTTGATTGTTAGTAAAAATTGGTGTATTCGTAGAAATGTCTGTTCCACCAAGCTCTCCGATCCAAACGTTGTAATCTGGGTTACCACCAACTGGAATGACAACGATTGCAAACTGTTCGTTTGATCTAAGAAGAACAGGCGTTTCGAATGTAAACGATGTAGCCAGAGAAGCATCTGAGCTTACATTAACCTGAGAAGAAAGTAATGTTTTAGTAGCGTATGGTAAAGCTTTACGAGTGGGAAATCCATTGCTGGTTTCTCTTATCTGCACTTCCACACCATACGTGCTGGATTTTGACTGGAAGTAAAGATCAATCTTCGTTAAAAAAACTGCTTCAACACCAGTTTCAGGTTCATTAACTATAAACGTTTGCGCAATTGGTTTCATCTACTTCCTACTTCGTTATCTCTTAGGTGGTCCATAACCTTGACTGATCTGCGAAATGTTTCTTGGCGCATTTTCAGGTGGGCAATGTGGGTTACCAATATCTCTATCAAAATATTGCCAAGTATTAGTTTGAACATCTTGACGATACACAGTTCTGTTCTGTTTTTCTTCTTCTATATTTATTGTGCCGGATCTGATCTGAAGGTTAGACTTGCTTTTCTGAACAGACAAAGGAGAACAAAATAAAGTCTCAGAAGCCTGCGTTCCAACTGCGTTTTCACCAACAGTAAGATCAGGTATGTCTGTAATTCTAAACTCAAGTTCGCCTGTTTTAAAGGTGTTCGCAGGAATAGCTAGAATACCATAAGCATTACCAGAAGAATCACTAGTGATTGGGGTACCCCAATCTGCGATGGTAGCAAACTTAAAATTACCATCGTTTCTTGAGATGTAGACAAGTTTACCATCATCAGTGAAGTTATTACCACCTGATGGAAACAATGTTCCAGTATATTGTGTCAACGGAAGAACATCCTGATCCATCACAATACCGTCAAGATAAACATAAAGTCTTACATTTGGCTTCATACCACTTGCGAAGAAAAAGATCTGTCTTGCTGGGACGTACATTTGAACAGAAACATCTGCGACATAATTACCAAGCTCAACGTTAGTGTCAGAAGTTTTAGAAGAAAATGTTTTGTTAACTTGTTGTTGTTGCTGAGAAAGAGTTGTAGTAGTGTTGGTTTCCCAAGTTTGCAACTGCCCAGCAGCATAATTACCACCACTGTTCTGGATCATTCTATCACTAGACTGCTGACCAGTAATTTGTTCCGGTCCATAATTCGTCCAGCTTCCATATTTTGTGCCGAACATAGAGTTTAAACTGTTAGAAAGATTCATCCAATTGGATGAAAGATCAACACTGCTGTTGATGACAGGATTCTGAGTAATGTCAGAATCTAAAATACCAGGTGGATCAAGAACAACTTTACCACGATAATTGAAGATGTTACCTTCAATGCAGTTTCTATACTTAGAAGCATAAGGCTGCTGCTGGTTTACATTATTGGCGGTATGTGGCATCATAATCACATAACCCTTTTGAACTGCAGTGGAAGCTGCAGCATCAAAATTCATACCGATGGTTTGTTGACGGAAGTAAGGTCTTGCTTCTGTTTTGTTGGTGTCAATAGCAACCATATAAGCTGGATCTTGTGTGTTTCCGATCGAGTGGTTTTTAAACGGATCAACCAGAATACCATTTTTGAATCTGTTTTGACCTGTATCACCACTACGAACCAGAAGCGAAGAAGTTGCTTGCTCGAGTAAAGACAAAGAGGTGTAGTATTCAAGTCTGTCAATACGTGTATTCAGCTTGTTGATGTCAGCCATTGTATAACGTTTCGTTTGAAGAATGCTGGTCTGAACAGCATAATCGTAACGATTATATTCTTTGGCTTCAGTTGGAGTCAGTGATGGGTAAGGAGCTACCGTAGCAACACCAATACTCATTGTTCCTGGAACTTCTGGAGGTGGCGCTGGCGACAGCGAAGGTGTACCCTCAGTGACCAGGATCTCACCACCAGTTGTAAGAGAAATTCTGTCTTTTCTTGAGAGGTAGTATTGAATTGTTGATTGATAATTTGTTCCTGGTGATGGTAGGTATGCGCCATTGGAACCATACGAATAAAGAGTCAATGTACCAGAAGGATTTACAGTTGCCGATCCAACCGAAGAAGCATTAGCAACGGCTGTGTTTACAGCATATGGTCTGAAGTCAACACTATCTCTCAGGTCGAATACATTTCCAATACTGGTTGAGTATTTTGGAATTTGCCAGATTTGAATGGCGGATGTATTTGATGTGTTTGCATCGTCAATAGGATATGAATTAGCAGTAAAGAACCCAACACCCTGAGAAGTATCTGCTACGAAATTGTCAACTGAAATAAGCAACGTTGCATTTGGTGCAATTGGTGCAGTTGTAAGAACAGAAGCTAATCCGTAGTAGCCATCTCTCTGTCCATTATCGAGCCTAAAAGAATCTGTTCTGTTAGGATTTGATGTTGAATATGTGTTTCCACCAGTAGAATCAACATAAACAGCATTCAGCTTTAGGACATCAGGAATACCAAGGCTCCAAGGACCAGTTGTTCCTCCAGCATTTGTATTGGCTTGAATTTTGATATATGTAGATTTCTTGATCGCTTTAGCAATAGGAATAGTGCTTGAGCGAAGAATATCGAAATACACTGATGCACTAAAGTTCGCGTTAGCAGTTTCGCCAAGAGCCACATTTGCTGTTGTTGATGACGTAATATTGATTGTTCTTGAAGAGTTTTGAAAATTGATTGGAACGCCAGCTGGCCAAGTCTTTTGATGCGCAAGATTAGAAGAAGTGAATGCATAAACAGAATCAACGACCATCAATGTATTGTTGGCAATAGATCTAATCAATTTTGTTGCTGTGTTACAGAAAAAATAATCACCAACAGCATATTCAGTTAAGAATATTGTTGATGAACCAACAACATTTGAAGAAGTTGTGTTGACTGAGACATTACCAGTTCTTGTGTTACTATAGCCTGTAGCTACTGGAATTACAATAAACGAATTCTCAGAAGTCGTGCTCAAAACTCCAGTACCATAATTGAAAGTTTCTGTTCCTGTTCCTGCAGCTGATGCAAGAGAAAGTGATAGTGAACCACTGGATGCTAGGAAACTAGCATTTGCTCTGTTTCTATAAGCAAATTGCCCTGTTGCTGAAAACCCATCTGGCTTGATAGCTTTTTGACCGAATGGGAAAATAGCAGTCTCACCAGCTGACTCTTGAATCTTAGCAGTATTCGCGCCACTGAAATCCTTTTCAAGAATAACATCAGCGACTGCCCTCAAACTACCACTATAATAAATCAAGCTTCTTACGTCTGCGATCTTTTGACCGGCAAGAAGTGATATATTAAAGATATAAATCGAGTACTTTGCATCAACGCCAGGAGAACCTTCGTAGTACTCAACGCCACGAACAAAGGCAGTACCAATCTTTGTTGAAGAAGAGTACGATGTACTAAGGAATGTTTTGCTTGTTAGAGCAGTCTTAGCTAAATTATGAAGCTCTATCTCAGCAACCTGATCATTATTGAAGTCTCCAACCAATTCTGAAACATTGAAGTAGTAACCGAAATTGGCTGTTACCAACTGATTATCTACAGTAACATAATCTGTAGCTTTACGTAGATCGGTTGTGTTGTTATTGATGAACTCTACACGATATCCCTTAACATAACCAATACCTGGTGATGATACAATATTAAGATAAGAAGTGTTTGCATTGTTTGATGTGTAGTTATATTTTTTGTCAGTGCTCAGTAGGAATGGGTTTACAATATAGTCACCATTAGTTTCAAATGTACGACGAGCTGTATCCTTAGCAAGAGCAGCATACTGTGGATCGTTTTTGATCGATACAGGCAATCCGTTCTTGAAGTCACAAAGAGAAAAGAATGTAGAAGTGTTTGAGATGGTAGATGTATCTCTTGTTACCAGTGTAGGAACAAGCTTTAAGCGATGTGCGCCAGGAGCATCGTTGTTTGGTGAACCAGCAGCGTTATCAAGAAGTGATGTATCGATTTCTGGTGTGATGATTTCTTCGTTAGCTTCAAAACCAACAGAAACGCTATCAGGTATATTGTTGTATCTTGTAACAACAAGAGTTTGTGGCTCAACGCGAATGAAGAAACCTTTCTTGAAGATCACACCTTCGGTTGTCGTGAAGGCATAACCCTTACCTGTTGAATTGGTTACAGTAGCAGTAACTACGTTACCGATATTCACAGCTGAATCGCTCTGAATTTGTATTACTTCAGCGTTAGAGAAAACATCCTGCTGAGAACCATTGGCAAATGTAGATGCATTTAGATACTTGATGTACAAAGTGTTCAGATTTGGATTTTCTGATTCAAAACCGGATAAAGCATTTACAACGCGAGCCTGAAGACCATTTGAGTTGAGAGCAATCTTACCTACGAAGTCATTGATATTGGAGATAGCTGAGTTGTTTGCGTAGTTATCTTTGATCTTAACGTAGCTGTATGCGTTATCGAATGTGAATGCACAACCTTCTACAACCGAGCCTTCCTTGAAAATGTGGCGACCGAACTTGTCAATCTGATCCTGCAGAATAGTCTGCATCTGATTGAGCTCGCGAGCCTGGACAGCAGCAGCTGGTCTGTATAAAATTCTATAGAAGTTTTTTGTTACTTCGTAATCATCGAAATACGGTTTACGAGAAAGATCTGTATCTAATGCCATTCTGTCCTCTTAGAACTTTAGAACCAATTTAATTTCTTCTTTACTTGTCGCGCTACGAGTAACAGGCGCAAAACTTTCGGAGTATATAACCTTACCTGAATCTCTAACCAAGTCTGGGTTCTTGATCAACAGGTGGTTGTTACAAGTACCAGATGCTCCGGATGTCTGGCCGATTATAGCATTTGATCCAGCTTGGAAATTAGTAGCATCTGAAACATCATTAAGAACCAGAACCGGAAGAACAGTAGTAATCGTTGCCGTAGAACCTAGCCCATTATTTATAATGTCACCAGCAACAAAGTTTAGTGCTTGACTAACATTTGTCATTTTTATATATGTTGAGTTGGCGAAGGTGCAGATACCATTCGCATTCGTCGTTGTATCTTTAACTGTTTGACCAACAGTAAAAGAGCCACTCATTGAGCTGACAACCAAATCTTTTTCATTTGACATAGAAACAACTCTACCAGTTGCTAGAGAAATTTCTTGTTCAACATATTCGTTGTCTTGAAACGTTCCTGTAACGGATGTTAGTGCGATTCTGGTTGTCTGATTGAAACGATTACCAAAACTGGCTGATGAATCTTTGGTTCCATTGGCTGTGAAAATGCTATCAACCGTGGCATATGCATTGACTACGTTATCGTAGATGATGTCACCGTCGGCAAACTGACCAACAACGTTGCTCATGAAATACACAGTGTTGTTGACTACTGATGTGATGATTCCTGATGCACCAGAATTAGACTGCGTAATAATAGCAGCTGAGTTACCAACAGGGAAACGATTAATCTCGAAAGCGTTCACATTAGCTGTTGAGTTTGAATAGTAGCCATAGATTGTATTGGAAACATTGAAAGTTCCTTTGACACTCTTAAGCTGTAGGAATGACGAGTTACCATAAACAACCACACCAGCTGCATTGGTTGTCGACTGAACAACCACTTCTCCAGAAGTCCATCCTGAAGTTGTAGAATAGCTAGCCACATTAAGCGTAAAGTTAGCGCGGTCAAAGTCTGTAAGAGTTATTTTGATTTCTTTAAATTGTGGATTCTGGAGAATTCCAACCTTCCTAAACTTACCATACCCAAGCAACTCATAACTTTCATTGCTCAAGTTGTCAAAAGAGGCATTGATTCCGATATATCTACCACCTAGTTCTGTTACCGAATCATACCCATGCCCGTATACAGGAGAAATAATAGCACGAGCAGTAGCGTTCGAACCGTAGTTTGTATTTGCATAGATGGTTACGTTAGCTTGGGTGTATCCAGATCCAGGATTGATGATCGTCGCACCAACAATCTCATTGCTTGAGTTAGCTGCATTGTTAACGACAGCAATAGCAATAGCATTAGAACCATCGCCTGTGATTCTGATGGTAGGAGCAATCTGATATTCTGTTTGGTCATTTGGTAGGTTTATTTTAGCAACAAGAGTAGCATTGCCACTTGCGCTACCATTAGCAGTGGTCTTAAAAAACACAGGATAGCCGACTCTGAAAGATCCAGTTGGGTCATTGATGGTTATGTTTGGATTGCTTGATACAATTGAAATTTGCGATAGCTGCAGAGAGGATTCGCCGCTAACGAAAAACTGAGTACCACCACTATTAGCTTGCCAGGTTCCAGCCACAGCAGAAAGAATTACTGATGAACTGTTAGCAAAAGCAACTGCAGCATTCGCACCTTGATTAACACGACTCGAGTTAGTCATATTAACCTTTTCACCAACAGTAAAATATACACCCGAAAGTGTTGAGTTGGTAATAGCAATCTGAACTGATGTTAGATTTGTATTTGATATGTATCCGTTCGATCCATTCAATACAATTGATACTGGTGTACCGACAACTGGCATTTTGAAGTGAACATTAGCTGATGCTGTAAAGGTCGTTCCGAATGGTTGGTCAACGACCAGAACAGTTGTATTCGGATTGTTGATTACTCTGCGAATATTACTGACTGTGTTCGCACCTACTCTAATGTATTCACTATTAGCATACCCATTGGCGCTACTATTCAGCTGAGTTCCTGAACCATACACAACTTGGTTATCGCAGTACATAACTGCGGTAGCTGTTTGCCCTTGTATTGTATGTCCTGTTTGTGTTGGACCCTTTGTGAGAGCAATACGCGAACCAGTAGTCGTTGCTTTCAACGCCAAAACAGTAGCATTAGCAAAATCAACATAGTAGCTGGTACCAGAGGACAAGCCACCGACTGCTGTGTTGCCTGTATCTACAGTATAAGTGATCAGATCATTGGCTACAAAAAAACCAGATGTAGCAAGAGTGATTATGTTATTTGAACCTCCACCAGTGCCACCTGTTACTGCTGTATTAGCATTGAACGTTTGGGCAGTAGGAGCTGCGATGGTGATCGTTGGAGCTACAAAATATTGCGAACCAACGTTGCTTACATTAACAGCTGAAATCTTGCCTGTTGCATTAGCTTGAGCATTAGCCACGCCACCAGAACCAGTACCATTGGCTGTTACTGTTACAACAGCATTTCCTGTATAACCTGAACCTGCGCTAGTAACAAATGCTAGGTTCATTGCACCAACGTTACCAACTGACACAGTTCCAGTCTTCAGTGTTCCGGAGTATGCAGCGTCAACGATTGGATAACCTAGCGAGAACAGTGTGTTAGCAACGTATCTTGTTACCTGAAGAATGGTTGTGTTCGCAGCAAGAACCTTTCCAGATGCACCAGTATCTGATTGTGTTACTGTTGATTCAATGTTAAAGTAACCTTGAGTATACAAGTAGTTGATGTCATCATATGGTTGATCCACAAAATAACCAGTAGTCACAGTTCCCTGAATGTTCGCTAGATCTAAACGTATATAAGTGTCAAATGGTTCTGCAACTAAAATCTGCTTGGAGGTTCCATTAGATGATGAGATTTCGCGAATCTGACCAGCGCCGAAACCGGACTTCAAATATATTGATGAGTTGGTGTAGTAGTCATCTGTACTGGATGCTGTGTTTGGAAGCTGAATGGTATACTTGTTGACCATTCCATTGATGTAACCAGTTTCATAAACAAAATACTCATCTCCACCATTTGTAATTTTGATTACGTCAATAGAACCTGGAGTTGCATTACCCTGAACAGCTGTATTAGGAACAATTGGTATGTAGTCTGCGGTGGTGAATTTTGTGTTGGACGCAGCATCAATGGTAAACATGTACTTCCAAACGTAGCCATCACCAGTTTCGAATGTACCTGCAGTTGATGTGAGTGATGGCTTTATTGTTGAATTAGCGTCATTGTTGTTATCGATGCACTTGTAAACTTCAAAATTGTTGGTTACGACATAGAATTCTTTACTATAAAGATTAGCATCTGTCTGATCATATGAAGAATAAACTGTGTTGGCAGTCCAATCGATTCTTGGTACCATATTTGTTACATCACTGTCAACCAAAAGCTTACCATACAGTAGATCATCATATAATGTTTGTTCTACCTGAGCAACTGAGGTATTGGCTGCTAGAACAGCGCTATCATCATTACCACCAGAGCTGTTAGCCCATGGCTGTGATCTGGAGGCGAACAGATAATAACCATTTCTGTTGTCTCGAATGTCTGTAATGAAACTGTTAGCTTCGTTAATGTAATGGTTGATTGTAAGTATTGCCATTATTCACTCAACTGCCTTTTATCTTATATTTATGTTTGCGTTAAAGAGAAAGACTCTGGTTCTGATTGATTGGATATCAATTCGTTTTTAATTCTGAATCTACCAAACAAAGCGATGCCTGATGGATGAATGAGGTCTTTGACAGTTTTCTCATATACATTTAGCATTCTATTAACAACGATATCATAAGAAAAGTCTTGATAGTAATAGCTATCTTGAATCTTCATAACATCGCTCAGGAAGCTCTTGTTGTTTTTCCAGTAGCCATCACCAACACCATCAAGCTCGATTACTGCTGATGCAGTTACTATCACACCTTCGTTGCCTGGTGTGGAAAGAAATACCGTATCTCCGGGAGTAAAACCATAACCTGAGTTGATTACTTCAGCTGCAACAACAACACCCTGAGCCTCGCTAACGTTTGTTGTAATGTCAGCATTGTGTCCTTTGGTTCCACCTAATCCATCAGGTAATCCTTCGCCTGCCACGTCTGACTCAATAACATCAACATAAGGATTAGCCGAGTAGCCTGTTCCTGGGTTGATGTTTGAAAGATATGCAATAGTGCCTGCTTCAACAGTAACGAAAGATAATGTATCTGCGATTACAGAGGTTAGATTTGCTACTGGGTTTTTAGGAAATGACCAGGTCAGAGAAAGATTAGCGTTTATGTAATTGGTTATTTTATCCGTGTTCACATACAAAATTTCTTTATTGATCAGACCACCAACCTGAAATGTAGCACCTGTTCCACCACCACCGATGACACTAACAACAGTTGCTGTAGCTCCATTGCTTCCTGTTACATTATCACCAACGTAAAAGTTTAAACCAGTGCTGAAGTTAATCATCTGTATCAAGGATGTATTGGCGAATGTTATTGTACCATTGGCTGAGGTGTTAGAGCTTACAATGGTTTCGTTTTCTGAAAACGTTCCGATGTTATTTGCGATATTCAGATACAAAGCAGTTGCAACAGTAACAACAGCGTTCATACTGAACCCGCTACCACCGTTGATCAGATTAAACTGCACTTTACCATTTTCGTTTCTGACTGCTGCTACTCTAGCTTTACCACTAACACCAGTTCCGCTTACATCCAGAATATCGCCAGCAGAAAATCCAGAACCACCATTCTCGATTGCTACTGCAGTTAAAGATCCCAAAATGGTTGGTGCATTATCAAGAGTTATTTGTGGAACAGCAGAGCAAAGAATCTTTTCATTGTATTTGAATCTACCATTGACAGAAGACAGGTAGATGGTATGAATCAATCGATTGCCGACGATTTTTTTGTTAACTGTCTCAACAACAGCTGTGGAATTACGACTACTATTGTAGATTTGTTGACCAATCAAAAGCTCTAAGTATGGGCTATCTGAAACTTCAATGTATCTTGGAATGTCCCATTCAGCATCAGATGGTTTAAAAAGAAAATTGGCAGGAATGTAAATCTCAATATCTTCATTGAACAGCATTCTGAAAAGTAGCTCGTATGCGCGAGGTGTGCCTTTTGCTCTGTAAAGATCAAGAATATGCTTGACGAGTAGTCGTTTATCCGCTATAATCGACTCTGGGAGCGAATGAAGATAAGTGTTCTTGAAGTACTTGATGAACTCTGCTTCAGTTGTATCAATGTCTGAGTTTTCGAGTAAAGCTCTAGCATACTGTAAAGTCTGCTGAGAATTTTCCATCCACTCATAATATGCCTTTAGAAAGGCAATGAAGTTCGGTCCTTCTTCCTTATAGAAAGCAGGGAACTGCTGAGGAATAAAAGGCGATACGAACTTCTCAATAGCCATTAGATAGCAACCACGCTGATGTCTAGGTTTTCCAGATCAATTTGAATTAGATCATTGCCAGTGGCAGTAATGTCCTGGTTCTGTGGTGTTGCATAAAATTTGATGGACGAAGAATCAACGAATGCATTAATTTGTATTTTGTTTAATGCAATTATTCCATTGTTGTAGTCGATTGTTCCAGCAACAGTGTATGATTCGTATCCTGTAAGTGTAACATCTTTTAAATATATGTTGGTTGAAGAATTTGTAATCTTATACTTACCACCAGCCAACTGAGACACTGTAAGTGTGTTGTTTAATTCATTCAAGTCAGTGTATTGGTATGTTCTGTTGTTACTAATGAACTTAGTTGTAGAGAGAGAACCTGGAACAATCGCGTTACGATAGTTTATGTCAATGTATATGTCTTCATTTAGATCTGGATTAACGTCTTTACGCATTACTACTGTTGTTTCGTTACTGCTTATGCTTGTATCAGCGTCATTGATTGCTTCTTCTAGTCTTGATAACTTAAATTCAATGTCAAAATCTGTAAGATCTTCTTCATCGTATATTTCTATTGCGGTTGAAACAATGTTTTTAATATCAGCTGGCGTATAAGAAGTATCGTTTTCTTTGAACTTAACTCTCGTTGTAAGCTGGACGTACAGATAATCAGGGTCGATTACCTGCGGTGTAATGCCCAATGTGCATCTAGCCTTTAGGAAGTTTTCTATATCCATCTTTTCATATTGTGCTAGTGGCGCGCCCGAGAACGTTACTGGTGTAATAAAGACCTTACCGAACTGAACTGAGTCGGTAATGGTTTCACCACCAAACACATTCACTGCCTTGACCTCGGTGTAGTTGGCTAGAACAATGTTCTTGAAGTCTTCAGTTGTTACTGCTCTGTTTTGTGTTTGAAAATGTCTCGGTGCATTGTATCGAATTGACTCGATACCTTCAGCGTTTGCACCACCAAAAGAAGCAGCAACTACTGTTACTGCGCAGTTTACAAACGAGCCAAGACCATTTACAGGACCAAGGTTATCATCCAGAGTAAAATCATTTGATCCGTCAGCATCAGAACCTCTGGTTGTTCTATAAGCTGCTAGTATCGTTGAATCATTTAGAGGCTTACGACCAAATACGCCATCACCAAATACGATTTCATAGTTGGTGTCTTCAGTTGCCTGTAAGAAATACACAGCAGAGTTTGATGTCAACCCATACAAATTTTCGGCTCTGGTGAAGATTGTATTTGTTTGACCATTGTTTTCTGACGTTAAAACCTGTAAAGAGTCAGTATCAACGTTTTCGTTAGAAAGAATGAAACGTTGCGCCTCTATCGTAGCATCGAAAACGAAAGCGTCATTTAAGTAGAAACCTTCATAGACACTCAAATTAGCTGTAAAAAACCCACCACTTGGATAGATCGTTTCTGACTCGCTTGTTACGTATGTGAATGTACCGTTGCCAGTCTTGCCAGTGAACTTAGTAGCTGCTGGAACCTGAAAAACAGATAAGTTAGACTGCGGAAACTGAACTGTAAGATCTGCCTTTGAAGACTTCGCTGATCTTGGTATGTAGTTTAGTTCCTTGGCTCTTGAAATAACGCTGTTACGTAGCTGAGCTGAGTCCAAAAACATTTCTGAAGCAACCATGTTCAGATAGAACGCATTCATGTGTGTGTTGTATGTAAGAATGTCAAGCAACACCGACATATTCGAGCCATCGAAATCATAATCAGTGAACTGTGATTGTGCCTTGAGGTAAGTCTTCAGACTAGCCTTGAGCGTATCGAAGTCTAGATTGACAAGGCTAATTGAATTATTTGCTGCCATTTAGCGAACTCTTCTCAAGATCAGATTTAGGTTTTGGACCGTTGTACTATTTATAATAGAGAAAAAGATATTAACTGCGATACGATCTTCTTCTGAATAAGAAAAAATATCGACGCTGATAACACTAGCTCTTGGCTCATGAAACGCAATAGCTGATCTAATAGTGAACTTCAGGTTTTCTTCAAGGATAATATCGTTCGGCTCGAACAAAGCATTGGCTATTTCAGAACCGATTGTTGGCTGGAACAAACGCTCACCAAGCCTTGTGAATACTATGTTCTTGATTGACTGTTTGATCGCCTGATCGTTCTTCACGCGCACGAGATCTTTGGTGATTGGATGTGGAGTCAGATCGTCCAAAAAATCAGAGAAAAGATCTGGTATCTTTTTTGTCTGAGTAAAATTGTCAGCGCGAGTTGACATTCGTTATCCTTAATCGTTAAGTCTGATTTGAGTGCCTGTACCATTGATAATACCAGCTGCTGTTATCTTAATGTCACCTCCAGCTCTTGTCTTCAGTGTAATTGACTCAGCCTCAACAATAAACTCTTTGCATCTAATTCTTACGACGCCGTCACCAATGATCTCAACATGCCCACCAATGTTAACGTTCAAGTCTTTACCAACGTTTTCTACTTTATTTCCAACTATTATTGACCCGGCATCACCATCAACAACAGTGCCTGTGTAACCCTTAACTCTTACATGTTGATCTCCGCCCACATTATCATATTTATCATTGACAATGGTACTTACGTAGGTACCACCAACACCAAGCTGAAAGTTGCCCCCAGCATTCATGTACCTGTTACCAGTTGTTTCTTCTTTGACAGAGCCATCGATGTTGACGTTTTGAACACCAGACACCTTTACGTCGTAGTGACCATCAACTGTAGTGGTAAAGCTATTAGAGAAGTAATAGTATCCACCACCA